AGTTCGTCTGGTTCTACATCACGAACGCTGCTGAGGGCGACAAGCCGAATGCGACCCAGGCGGCGCGGGATGCCGGCTATACCGACCATGGCGGGGACGATCCGACGATCCGGGTCCGCGCGCATGCGCTGATGCACCGGGAGCGGGTGCTGGCGGCGATCGAGGAGGTTGGCCGCAAGACGCTGCGCGCGCAATTGGCGCCGGCGATCCTCGCGAACGCGGCGCTGCTGCGGAACGAGAAGCACCCCGACCACGCAAAGACGGTGCAATCGACGCTTTCCCGGCTGGGCTTCGGCGAGCGCACCGGGCTCGACGTCAATGTGTCGGGCGAGGTGCAGCACAACCATACCGACGCGGCGCTGAATGACCTGCGGACCTTGCTCGGGCTCGGCGTCGCCGAGGAGAAGCTGGTCGAAATCTTCGGCTTCTCCGGGCTGTCGCGCTACCGGAAGATGCTTGCCGAGACAGACGCCAAGGCGCCGAAGATGATCGAGGGGAGTGTCAATCGATGAAAGCGAAACTGTCCATGTCCGTCGACCGCGTGCCTATGGCAGACGGTAATCCGCTGGAGTGGCGCGGGAAGTTGCGCGCGAGGATTTGCGTGTCGAACGTCGACGGACATGCTTATTCGGTAGATTTTATCTCGGACGACCGCGACCTTTTTGAACTCCAGACTATCACCGCGGCGTTCCGAAATCTGACCAAACTTTTCTCGCCGCCTGACCCGCCGCTCCTCGTGCCCGAGGGCTACGACCCGCGACCCGGCGCGGTGAACCATGTCGACTGACCTCGAGGAAGGCCCCGACCCGAACGACATCCGCCGGCACGCCAAGAAGATGCTGACCGAGATGCAGTACCGGCAGAAATACCGGCGCATCGACTTCTACATGCCGAACCACAAGCAGGAAGAGTTCCACAACCTGCAGGCCAGCGAAAAGATGCTGCGCGCCGGCAATCAGAACGGCAAGACCCACGCCACCTCCGCCGAAGATGCGATGCACGCGATCGGCTTTTATCCGGATTGGTTCAAGGGCAGGAAGTTTCTCAAACCTCCGAAGATCGAGCGGCCTTACGAGTTCGTTGGCTGGTACGGCTGCACAACGTCGGGCATGACCCGCGACGGCGTCCAGACCAAGCTGCTCGGCGACATCCGCACCACCGGCGGGCTCGGCACCGGCATGATCCCGCTGGACAACATCGTCGGCCGCCCCACCATGGCGCGCGGTATTTCGGACTTCGTCGACACCATCAACCTGACCCGCGAAACCGGCGGCAAGGCGGTGTTTCGCGGAAAAACCTTCGAGATGGGCCGCACCGCATGGCAGGTCGAGCCGGTGGATCTGATCCACGGCGACGAGGACCCGGGCGACTTCGAGATTTACAGCGAATGCCAGGCCCGCCTCACCACCACGAACGGCATCATCATCTGGTCGATGACCCCGATGCTGGGCGTGACCCCGGTGCGCAAGCACTTCAAGACCAAGGCGCCGGGCACCGCCGAAATCCTGATGACGATATGGGATGCCGCGGTGTCGAAGCGCGGGCATATCCCGGATGAGGAAATCCCGAAGATCATCGCCCGCTACGGCTCGAAAGCTGCCACCCGAGCGTTCGGCGGCGACATGCAGGGGCAAGGCGCGGTGTTCGAAACCCCCGCCGACAAGATCAAGCACACCCTCGATCCCGCTTCCGTGCCGATTTACTGGCCGTGGCTGTGGGCGCTGGACTTCCGCCATTCCGGGCAGGAATCCGGCGGTCACCCCTTCGCCGCGGTGCTTTTGACCTGGGACCGTGACAACGATGTGGTGTACGTCATGGACGCGGTCCGGATGTTCGGCATGGCCGCAAACCATGTTGCCCGGATCAAGGAAAGCCCGATGCGGGATGCGCCGGTGGCGTGGCCGCATGACGGCGGCGTCGGCGCCGGCGTGCAGACCAACGACACCATTGCCGTGATCTACAAGAAGCTCGGGCTCGCCATGCGGCCCACGCACGCAACCTTCGTGGACGGCGGGTATAACTTCGAGGCCGGGATCACGGTCATGGAGGAGCGGCTGGCCGGTGGAAAACTCAAGGTCGCCGCGCACCTGTTCGACTGGTTCGACGAATATGGCGGCTATCACCGTGACGCCGGCAAGGTGGTCAAGGTCGACGATGACCTGATGAGCGCAACGCGCGTCGGCTGCATGGACCTGCGGTTCGCCAAGACGTTCAAGGATTTCCCGGCCATGCGCCGCGCCGCGGAATCGAGTGGCGGCGCCATCGCTGCCGGCACAGACTTCGACGTGTTCACAGGAGCTTGAGATGAATTGGACAATCGAGCGGATGCGACGGCTGGATATTGAGGGATGCCCTTGGCAGGTCGAAGCCAGAAGTCCGGAATTTGAGGTTTGTGCGCTGGAATTCATCACCGGCGAGCATGGCGAACACATCCCCATCGTGACCGCAACCGACGGTCAAGTCGCGGCGTGGGCTGATCGCTGCCAAGCCTATCAAGCCACCCGCCGCCGCGCCTGACGGTACGTTGCTGACAATCCCCGACCCGACCACGTTCCGGTCATCGTCACATCCTGCTGACCGGAGATATCCACATGGCCGACGCACAAGGTAAAACCCCCGAGCAACTCCTTGCCGAACAGGCCCAGCTTGACAAGGCCAAGGTCGCCGACGCGGAGCGCGCCAAGCCTTTCGTAATTCCGGACGATCAGAAACCGCCGGCGGTCTCGCTTGCGCCCGGCAGCGTCCCCCTTAATCAGCCAGCCGACCAGGTGAAGGCAGAACAGGCGAGCCTGACCCATGAACAGCAGGCCCTCGCGACCGACCGCGATGCCCGCCAGCTTCGACACCCCGGCGAGAGCGATCAGCCGACCGATGAGCATCTCGACGGCCCGGATACGGCGGCTGCCCGGCTGCGCGCATTCGAGGACGAGCGATTTGGCGAGGACGCTGTTCGCATCGGAGGTCACATTGAACGCGGTTCCGGCTCACCCTATGCCGCGATGAGTGAGCCGGACAAGCTGCACTACACCGCGCTGGAGCGCCTGGTCGTAGCCGAGCAGAAGTTCAACGACGCCGCAGCGCTCGCTGCACAGGCCGAGGCCGATCGCGCCGCAGCCGAGGAGCACTTGTCGGCCTGCGAAAAATCGGCCGATGATGCCAGGACCAAGGCTGCTGAGCAGGCAGCAGCCCGCCAGGCCCGCGCCGATGCCAAGGCGAACAAGCAGCCGGCCGCGGCCTGACATGCCGGCGAATAATCCCGGCCTGTCCCCCGCCGGCGCCGACCTCGGGCTGGGCGACCTGCTGGCTGAGCAGGTCGCGGGCGAGACCGAGGAACAGCGCAAGAAGCGAATGCTGGAAATGCAGCAGCGCCGCGAGATGGGCCCGGCGGGCTCTCTGGCCGTGACCTCTCTGTTCGGCGCGCGCGGAGGGTTGCCCGGTGCAAGCTACTGATTCCATCGTAAAGGTGATCGAAAACAGCCTCGCGTTCGACCTGCGCGCAAGCTGGCAGGCCCGAGTGCTGGCGGAATGCGGCGGGCACATGGGCGCCGTCGTGCTGTCGGTGCTGGCGCACAATTTCGATGATGCCATGCCGGTCCTGCTGCGCATCGTCTATCCCGACTTCACCTCGATCGCCGCGCCGTTCTATTGCAGCGCGGGCAAGGTCGATAAGGCTGGTCGCGTCGTCGCCGACGTCGTGACCACGGACGGGCGGGTCGTCAAGGACGCCAAAGTTTTCGACAACGAAATGCAGATGCGCGACGCGTTCCGCCGTCTCGCCGACCGGCTGAAGCTTTCCGATCCCGACCGGATCGAGATGTTCAAATGCGTGCAGCGCTGGGTGGTCGCCGACCGCCGTCTCGATCCGACCTTCGACCCGAAAGACCCGGATGCCAAGCGCCTCCACTAACATGACGCCCTATGCGACGGACGTGCAGCCGATGCGGCCTGCGCGGGTCATCTCCGATCGCGAGATGCATATCGTGACGGGCATCTTGCGGGAGTTCGGCCAATATCAAACCCGGCGATCAATGTTCGCCCTGCAGTGGCAGGAAGTCGCTGCGCTGCTCGGTCTGTCGTCCCGGGACACGTTTTTCTACCTGAATTACAACACCCCCGGCATGAAGAAAACGCAGCAACAGGTCGACGCCACCGGCGCGCTGGCCCTGCATCGCTTCTGCGCCATCGCGGATTCCCTGGTGACGCCGCGCAACATGCACTGGCATGGTCTGCAGGGCGACGATTACGTGATGAAGGACCGTGCCACCCGGCTGTGGTTCGAGAACACCACCAAGCTCCTGTTCCGCCAGCGCTACGATGCCAACGCGAACTTTGCCGGCCAGAACTACAACAACTGGCAATCCCTCGGCGCGTTCGGAAACTCCACCATGTACGTCGACAAATACGATGCGCGCTGGCACGGCGGCGGCCGTGGCCTGCGCTACAAATCGGTGCCGCTCGCCGAGACCTTCTACGGCGAGAACCATCAGGGCAAGGTCGACCGGATGATCCGCTGGTTCCGGCTCACCGCCTATCAGGCCGTGCAGAAATGGGGCGAGGGGTGGCTGCCCGGGCAGCTGCGCCCAGCGCTGGATCAAAGTCTTCAGACCACGTTCAATTTCCTGCACTGCGTCAAACCGCGCGACGAGGACTATGATCCGGAAGCGCTGGACGAACGCTGGCTGCCGTTCTCCTCGCATTACGTGTCGATCGAGGGGAAATGCCTGATGCAGCCCGAGAGCGGCTACCGGGTCTTTCCCTACGCCGTGTCGCGCTACGACCAAGCGCCGGGCGAAGTCGAGGGCCGAGGTCCCGCTCAAATCGTGCTGCCGTCGCTGAAAACCCTGAACGCGCAAAAGGTCACCTTCCTGAAACAAGGTCATCGCGCCGCCGACCCGGTTCTGCTGCTGGCCGACGACGGCATCGTCGGTATGGACCTGCGGCCCGGCGCGATGAACAAGGGCGGCGTGACCAGCGAAGGCAAGCCGCTGGTGCACACCCTGCCAACTGGCGACATCGCCATTTCCGAAAAGATGATGGGCGAGGAGCGCGGCATCATCGACGACGTGTTCCTGGTCTCGCTGTTCAAGGTGCTAAGCGAGCACCCGAATATGACTGCCACGCAGGTCATTGAGCTCGTCAACGAAAAGGGCATGCTGGTGGCGCCGACGCTCGGCCGCCAGCATACCGAATACGTCGGCGGCATGGTGCCGCGCGAACTCGACCTGCTGTTCGAGATGGGTATGATTGAGCCGCTGCCGCCTCGGCTGGCCGAGGCGATCCGCGGCAGGGGCGCGAGCGCGATCGAAGTCACCGACACCTCGCCCTTGTCGCTGGCCGCAAGCGCCGGCAAGGCCGCCGGTTTCCTGCGCACGCTGGAGCAGGTCCGCGAACTGGTCAACATCACGCAGGACATGAGCCTGCTAGATCCGTTCGACTTCGACACCGCAATCCCGGCGATTTCGCAGATCAACAACGTGCCCGAATTGTGGATGTCTGACGGCCAGAAGATTGCCCAGAAGCGGCAGGCCCGCGCGCAGCAGCAGCAAAAACAGGAACAGATTCAGGCTGCGCCCGCGCAGGCCGCCATTATCAAGGCGCGCGCCGTCGCCGCTAAATCCGGCGCGCTGCAGGGCGTTCCCGCATGACACCCGAAAAACTGACCGAAATACTCGGCGACCGCCAGCGCGCCTATCTGCTCGCCTTCAAGGAGTCGGCCGGCGCCGCCGTGCTGGCTGACCTAGCGGTGTTCTGCCGCGCCAACGAGACCTGCGTAATTCCCGGCGACCGCGACCGAACCTATGTGCTGGAAGGCCGCCGCGAAGTGTACCTGCGTATCCGTGACCACCTCGATCGCACGACCGAGGAACTTGTCGAAAAATACACCCGGCCCGCACAAGGAGCGATAAGCCATGACGACCAGACTGCCCCCGCCTGACCACCTTCACGCCTTCAATTTTCACACCGGCCGGCCGCGATTCCATTTCGAGGAGCCGACGCCTACACCGACTCCGACGCCAACACCCGCGCCCACTCCGACGCCGGCGTGGCACGATGGCGTCACGCCCGAAATCAAAGGCTTCTGGCAACTCAAAGGCTTGCCGCTCGACGATCCCAAGGCGTTCGGCTCTAAGCTGACCGAGCTCTACCAGCAGGCCGAAAAGTTCATCGGCGCGCCTCCGGATCAGATCGTTAGGCTGCCGAAGGCCGACGCCCGGCCCGAGGACATCCGCGCCTATCACGAACGTCTCGGTGCGCCGAAAGAGGCCAAGGATTACGACCTCTCTCCGGTGAAGGAGCCCGCCATCGCAGACGCCCTGCGCGCCACGATGTACGAGAAGGGCGCGCCGAAGGAACTTGCCGCCGCGGTAGCCAGCACGGTCGCCAAGGCGCTCGAATCCATCACGACCACGCAAAGCACGCTGGACGCCGGCAAGCTCGTCGAGCAGAAGGCCGCCCTCGAGAAGAACTGGGGCGGCAAGGATTCCGCCACCTACCAGTTCAACCACCTGCAGGCCATGGACGGCGCGCGCAAGCTCGGCATCGCCCCGGAAGCCGTCCAGGCGCTGGAAGGTGTGATCGGCTACGACAAGGTGATGGAAGCCATGCGCAAGATCGGCGCGCACACCCGCGAGGACACGTTCGTCGAGCGCGGCGTCGGCGGTCAAGGCGATGTCACCACCACCATGGAGGGGGCAGGCGCCCGCAAAAAGGAACTGATGGCTGACCCGGCATGGCGGGACCGCTACCTCGCCGGCGGCGTTTCCGAGAAGCGCGAGATGGACAAGCTTAACCAGATGATTTCGGGAGTTGCAGCATGACCGACACCGAAGTTACCTTCGACCCGCCCACAAAGCCGGCCAAGAAAAGGACCAAGAAGCCCCGCAACCCACCGCGGCGCGCCTCCTTCCAGAAGCCCGCCGCACCGTTCCCCGGGCTCACGCGGTCGCTCTGCGCCACGGCGTGCAGCGCCACGGCGTGCTCGGTCAGCGGCAAATCGTACTGCGCGCACCCGACCAAGGGCGGCCTGCAGCCGGGCGACATGGCCGATACCGCCGCCAAGAAACGGCTGCAGGACGCGCGCGACCAGATCGACGTGCGGCTCGACCCCGACCGGTTCAGATAAGGCGGTACGTTGTTAATCTGGATTGGGCGCGGCAGTTTGCGCACCTTGGTCACGCCGGCCAGAGGGGTGCGGAAGCCAAAAGGGCAACCGGAAGCGCCGCATCCCAGCGCCAGCAACACCGAGACCCCGAGTGTTCGGTCCCGCAAGGACAAGCCGATTCGGAAGTGACGGCCCCCGCAAGGACAAGGCTGAAAGACTGATGGCCCCCGCGCGATCTCCGCATGGGCAAGGCCGCCGATCGTTCACCCTTTTCAGGCGGGAAAGCCATGTCCGAGAATCTGTCGAAACTTTTCACGACCCAGTATTCAACCATTCTGGACCTCAAGCTGCAGCAGCGCACGTCGAAGCTGCGCGGTCGCGTCATGGAGGGCAGCCACGTCGGCAAGGTCGCGTCGCCGATCCAGTACGCCGGCGCCGTGCAGATGAAGCCGCCCGCGGGCCGCTTCGCTCCCATCGGCCGGCAGGATATCGATTTCGTCCGGCGCTGGGTTTACCCGGTCGACCGCGAAGTCAACCAAATGATCGATACCTTCGACAAGCTGCGCGCCACCATCGATCCGCAGAGCCAGGAAATCGCCGCCGCATCCGCCGCCGTCAACCGCGAATGGGATGACCGCATCATCTCGGCAGCGTTCGGCACCGCCACGCTCGGCACCGACCTCGGCAGCTTCACTTCCGAGACCTGGGCATCGATTTCGTCTTCGTGGCAGGTCGCCTCGACCTTCGGCTCGGCTGCGGCCTCCGGTCTCACCATCGCCAAGATGATCGAAGCCAAGCGCATCATGCGCAAGGCACAGGTCGATTTGGAAGTCGAGACCCTGACCTGGGTCACGAACAGTCAGGGCGAATCCGATCTGCTCAATCAGGTGCAGGTCGTCTCGACCGACTTCTCGGACCGCCCCGTCCTCACCGACGGCAAGGTTACCCGCCTGCTGGGCTGGGACATCGTCTATTCCGAGCGGCTACCGTCCACCTCGAACGTCCGCTCGAACATCCCGTTCGCGAAGTCCGGCCTTTACCTCGGCGTCTGGAACGAGCGCACCGACGACGTTCGCCAGCGCGCCGATATCACCGGCCTGCCGTGGCAGATGTACACCATGATGACATCGGGCGCGGTTCGGCTTGAGCCTGGCCGGTTGCTGGAATGCCTGTGCGCCGACACCTCGGCCGCTGCCGACGTAACGCCGTAAGGAGGCAACAATGGCCGTTGACCACGTCAAATCCACCTTCCTCACCAACCTCGACGCTTCGCCGATCGCCATCAACACCGCCGGCGAAGGCGCGCCGGCAGCGCTGATGCATGCCGAGGGCTCCGCGGTCGCCGTGGCGTCGTCGTCCGTCGATGCGACCTACCAGCTTTTGCGGCTACCCTCGAACTGCAAGCTGAAATCGCTGATCTTCGAAAGCGCGGCGCAGACCGCCGGCAAGTTCGACATCGGCGCCTATTACGCAACCGACGGCATCGGCGGCAAGCCTGTCGCGCTGCTGGCGGCCAATGCGATCAGTCAGGCGTTCTTCGCCGCCGCAGTCGATTGCGCCGGCGCCGTCGCGCGTACCGACATTCTGA